CTCCATCTGCTGATGTGACATCAGCGGAGGGAGAACTGCTCGTCCTCGGGACTATTGCTTGGAGTTGATATGGCTTCATTCCAGGATTATGAGGAGATGCTGCGTCAGCTTCTCCCGCCGGGTCCCGCCTTCCCGCGAGGCGACTATGAGTCGATGATGGCGATGCTCCTCGAGGTCTTTGCCCTCGAGCTCTCCCGGATCGACTCGAGGGTTGACGCGCTGGTCCGGGAGGACGATCCGCGCGTCAGCGTCGAGTGCTTCCGCGAATGGCTCGAGGAATGGGGCCTGCCTGACGTGTGCTCGAACCTGTTGAGCAACCTGACGGACTCGGTGCTGCGTCAGCTGCTCCTGTTCCGCATCACGGTGCCGGGAGGACAGTCCCGCGCTTTCTTCGCCGACCTCGCTGAGAGATTCGGGTACCGGATTCAGATCGACGAACTTGGGCGGCACACAGTGATGAGCGAGGTGATGGACGCGATGTGGTCGCAGTCTCATCCCTACGTGTGGCGCGTAAACGTCCTGTCGGGAGCGGACTGCGAGGACACGACGGCATCGATGCATACCGTCATCGGCGGCGCGGATGAGCCCCTCGCATGGTGGGGCGACCAGCTGATCGAGTGCCTCATCGAGAGGTACAAGCCCGCACAAACTGAGGTCGTGTACGGCTATTTCAACATGTGAGTGATTATGGACAGCGTATATCTTTCAAATTCTGTACAGACCGAACCTGAAATCCCGCAGGACGTGTCAGCGGGATTCCCGACCGACGGCTCTCCGACCGGAGGCATCCAGGCAACGGTCCCCGGCGCCCAGTGGTACAACGCCGTATCGATGGAGATTGTCCACGCAATCCGGGCGGCAGGGCTGACTCCCGACCGCAACGACTTGTCCCAGCTTGCCGCGGCGATCCGGACAATCGCCGGGAACGGAGTTCCTGCGGGCGCGGTTCAGTTTTTCGCGCAGTCTTCTGCTCCTGACGGCTGGCTCGTCTGCGATGGCAGAGAGGTGCGCCGCGACGACTATCCTGACCTGTTCGCGGCAATCGGAACGCTCTACGGAGCCGGGAACGGGGCTAACACGTTCAATCTTCCGGATATTGTGGGCAGGTTCGTCGAAGGCGCCACCTCCGGCGTCGGGCAGAGCGTTGCGGCAGGGCTCCCCGACATCCAGGGCAGGTTCTCCGGGCTTGAGAACGCAGAGCCGGGGCGCTCGACTTTCACCGGCGCGTTCGCCTCGACCGGGGCGACCGGGAACGGCCCTAACGGCTACAACACGGACGACCACATCGTGGAGTTCAAGGCGAGCCGCTACAACGCCATCTATGGGCGAAGCAACACGGTGCAGCCTGCTTCCGTCCGGTTGCTTCCCTGCATCAAGTTCTAGCAGCTGTTCTCCTGAGACTTGCCTCCCCTGCTTTGGGGAGGCTTTTTTTTTAGGCAAAAAATGAAACAGGTTTATCTCTCCGACGTTTCTACGACTCCCCCGGCGCTCCCCTCGGGGGCCGTTGAGGGCTACCCGCAGGACGGGACGCTGACAGGCAGTCACCAGGCCACAGTCCCCGGTCCGTACTGGTTTTATTCTGTCTCGTCAGAGATCGAGAACGCGATCCGCGCGGGCGGGCAGACGCCTGACGCGTCTAGGGTCAATCAGTTGGCGGAAATCATCGGCGGCATGCACGCAGCCATGAACGCGGTGAGCTACCTGCCGCAGACGCTGACAGATGAGCAGAGACGCCAGGCTAAGGTGAACATCGGCGTCTCATTCATCAACGCGCGGGACTACGGTGCCAAGGGCGATGGCGAGACGGATGACACAGACGCGCTGCAGGCTGTGTTTTCTGCCGCGTCTGCCGGAGGCAACAATGTGATCATCCCGCCCGGCACTTACTGCATCAGCGAACAGGTGCAGTTTGGCGGCAACGTGCTGATTCTTGCCTATGGCGCGACCATTAAAGCCAGCGACACGGACAATTACACGATGTTCGCGAACACGCTGGGGTATGTCAGTGAAGTTGGCCCGGCTGGATACGGCGGGAACGGTCACATCGCGTGGTTCGGCGGCACGTTTGACGGGAACTGCCAGAACTCCAACCCGAACGTGCTGCGCCAGGCGCTCGCCTTCCACCACGCGCAGGACATCCATCTCGTAGATGTTACGTTTAAGAACTGCCGCCGAGTGCATACGCTGGAGTTTGGCGGCTGCCGCGATGCGGTTGTCAGGAATTGCTCTTTTTACGGGCAGTTTCCTCCCGAAATTGAAAATTACTACCCCGAAGTCATCCAGCTGAATCCCAACACGGTGGCGGCGACTCCGACCGTCTATGCGGACGGCACTGAAAACAAGAACATCCTGATCGACGGATGCCTTGTCACGAATGCCGAGAACAGCAGCGAGATCACCGCGTCCTCACCCTATGCCGGCATCGGCTCGCACGGCAACGACCCCGGAAAGCGCACAGAGGACGTGACGATCAGAGGCTGCACGTTCCGCGGCATCAGGTATCGCGCGGCAACCTGCACGAACACGATGTTCTACGGCTGGAAGGTTCTGGACTGCACGTTCGACGGCGTCGGGCAGTATGCCGTCCACATCACGCACCGCAACGATGGCACCGCAGAGCAAAAAACGCAGGCGGTCGGCGCCTTTGAGATCGCGGGCTGCACATTCTCGAATGTTCCCGTGGCGATCTACCAGGAGGGCTATTCCGGCTATTACCAGGAAGACATCAGCATCCACGACAATGTCGCGAACGTGACGCGCCAGTTTGCCAGCCTGCATTACGCGCGCAACGTGCTGGTGGAAAACAACGCGGTCACGCTGGACGCGAGCAGTCTGAGCGGCTCGACAATGTCATGCTATTTTTTAGGCATTGACTCGCCGAAACTGATTAATTACCGCCTCACGACAAAAAACACAAGCGGCGTCACCAACTTGTACGCCGCGACATTTTCGACCAACTGCTCGAACGTCCGCTACTCGGGAATTGTCTCTGACAAAACTCAGCCTCCTGTCAACCAAATTGCAACGACCGTGGACGGGATCCACGGGGAAAACGCGAACTTCCAGGTTTTCCGCGCGAAGCAGGGACAGACATCGAACGGCGCGCCAGCAATTGCTCTGGCATCGCCTGACCCGTACAACGCGCCTCAGGTCGGCTATCCGGCAGACGCGGCTTTTTGGGTCGGCGCTTATGCCGATGACGCCGGCGGCAACAGCGTCATCTCGCAGCGTGTCCTGCAAATCGATGCCTCCTACGCGCTCTGCCCGGGCACGACTGCCGCGCAAAACCTTGGTTCTGCTTCCGCCCGATGGAAGGAAGTTTTTTCCAGCACAGGGGCAATCAACACATCCGACCGGCGGGAAAAGGACAACATCTCCGAGCCTTCGGACGCTCTGATGCGCGCCTGGGGCAAGGTGAGGGTGCGGGTGTTCCAGTTCAAGGACGCGCTTGAGAAGAAAGGCGCGGACGCTCGCATGCACGTTGGGCTGGTAGCCCAGGATGTCGTTGAGGCTTTCGCATCCGAGGGGCTTGATGCCGCGCGCTACGGATTGCTCTGCTACGACAAGTGGGACGCCGAGTATGAGACGGTAGAGATCATTGACGCGCCCGCCGCAATCAACGAAAACGGCGAGGATGTGCCTGCAAAGACGCACACAGAGCGCAGGCTGATCCGGCCCGCGGGCGATGCCTTTGGCATCCGTTACGGCGAGGCGCTCGCGCTTGAATGCGCTTATCTGCGCTGGCGTTTGGCGCAGATCGAGGCAAGGATCGGGGAGGAATGAGATGGCAACGCGCTACGACTTCGTGATTGATCAGGGATCCGACATTTCGATCCCCATCTCCTTCAAGGACGCCGAGGGCGCCCCGGTCGACTACACCGGCTACGGGGCGCGCATGCAGCTGCGGAAGTCCCCGACATGCTGCACCGCCTCCGACGAACTCTCGACCGCCAACGGCAGGATCGAGGTCGAGGACAACACGGTGACGATCGTGTTCCCCCACGCCGTGACGGAGCAGATGTCCGCCACGCGCTACGCCTATGACCTCGAGCTCGTGAGCCCCTCGGACGAGGTGACCCGCGTGCTCGAGGGATTCGTGACTCTTCGTCAGGAAGTGACCAGATGAGCGACAACATCATCGAGATCAGGCTCCCCGAGCAGCCGTCCGTGGAAGTGACGCAGGAGACCGCGTCGGTGATCGAGATCCCCGTGGCCACCGTCCGCGGCGCCCGTGGAGCTGCCGCCACCGTGGCGGTCGGATCCGTGACAACGGGCGAGCCCGGCACGGAGGCTTCTGTCGTGAACTCGGGGACGAGCGGAGCGGCTGTCCTCGACTTCGTGATCCCGCGCGGAGCGGTCGGAGCTCAGGGTCCGCAAGGACTCCAAGGGCTTCGGGGCGAACGCGGTCCCCAGGGCGAACAGGGCATTCAAGGCCCGAAGGGAGACACGGGACCCGAAGGACCTCGCGGTCGGCAGGGCGAACAAGGCCCTCGAGGCGAACAGGGCATCCAGGGAGCCCAGGGCGAAATCGGGCCTCGGGGCGCAACTGGTCCGCAAGGTCCGCAGGGAGAGCGCGGTCCGCAGGGAGAGCGCGGTCCGCAGGGGCTCGAGGGAGCGCAAGGACCTCGCGGCCCTGAAGGCCCTCAGGGCGAACGCGGCCTCCCCGGTCCGCAGGGAGAGCAGGGTCCAGAGGGCAAGCAGGGGCCGAAAGGTGACACGGGAGCCACGGGGGCAACCGGTCCTCAGGGGCCGAAAGGAGACACCGGGGACACGGGTGCCACCGGCCCACAGGGTCCCAAGGGCGACACCGGTGCTACTGGGCCTCAAGGGCCGAAAGGCGATACAGGCGACACGGGCCCCCAGGGTCCGAAAGGTGACACGGGCGACACCGGCCCGACGGGACCTCAGGGGCCTGAAGGCAAGCAGGGTCCCGAAGGTCCGCAGGGCCCCAAGGGGGATCCAGGCGAGACGCCCGATCTCTCTGCCTATGTTCGCAAGCAGCTTGATGATGATGTCGGTTCTACGACTATCAAAGGGTGCAAAGACAAAGGCGCGGCGCTGACGCTCTCGGGCGCTGATGCAGAAGACGACCTGTTCGATGGCGGCGGCTCTTGGGCGCTTGATGCGTCTGCCGGGGACAATCTCAGCAGGTTCGCAGGAGATGCGACTGGAGAGCTTGTCGTTATCGGCAAGGTTTCAGGCGTCATATTTATGCGCCGCCTGGCTTATGCGACCGATGGCACGCGCTCGCGAGACCTCGCGGATTACGTGCTGACGGAAGATCTGCCCGATATGTCCACCTACGCGACAAAGACCTACGTTGATAACGCCATCGCAGCCATAACTGACGCGGATAGCAAGAGCTACTGACATGACCAAGGCATTAATCACAGAAAGCTACCTGACCGCCATCGCAGACGCGATCCGCGCACAGACGGGCAAGACGGGCAAGCTCCAGCCGTCCGCAATGGCGGCAGAGATCGCCTCTATTGAGGGCGGTGGCGGGAGCAAGCTGGGCGTTGAGATTGATGATGTCATCGGCGATGTCAACAGCTCGCACGTCTACCAGTTGCCGACACACAGCAAGGCACTTGTAATGCCGGGATTTACGTCTGTTGCCTCCTATGGCCTTGCCTACAAGTTCTGGCGCAACACAGGCATCACAAGCGCAGAGTTCAGCGACCTGACAACGCTGTCAACAACTCAGGCGATGAGCTACAGTCTTGCCTATGACACGCATCTGACGAGCATCAGCTTCCCAGAGCTGACAACGATCTCAGGAAATACGGCCTGCCAGTACCTGTGCATCAACTGCGCTGCGCTGGAGTCGGCATCCTTCCCGGAGCTAAAGACGATTGGCATAAGCACCAACTCTGCGAACGCCCGGCATTTTTACTACGCTTTCAACGGCTGCACGAAGCTGACAGAGTTGCACTTCCCGGCTCTTGAGACGATCCACTGTAACGGCACATCAGCAGCGTACGGCACTTTTGCGTACTGCAATAAAGTGCAGAAGGTCTACTTGCCGAAATGCACGACCATCGACAAGGCAAGCGCATACTCGAACGCTACAGCTGCGAAGAATGTCTTTTCAAACTGCACCTCACTGACAGAAATCCATTTCAGCGCATCGAATCAGGCGGCGATTGAAGCATCGCCCGGCTACGCTACGAAATGGGGCGCACCGTCCAGCTGCTCGATCATCTTTGACGAAGAAGCCCCTGAGGGCTACGAGAGCCTGACATTGACGGTCGGGAGCGGCGCATACGGCCCCTATACGATGAAGGGCTTCCTGAGCGAAGCGTCTGCGGCGGAAGAAGGCATGGCGGGCTTCGGCTCAGTCTCGCCAGCGTCAATCGGCGGACAGGAGATCCAGAACATTACGGCTGTTCTTGTCGGCTCGTCTGCCATCGGCGGTTTCCTGCCGAAATCGTTGTCGCTGATGCTCAAGAGCGACAAAACGCTGGACAAGGACGGGATCGCGCAGGTGCTCGCCGCTGCGGTAGACGGGGATGTGCTCGAATTCTGGGCGAAGATCGGGTGAGGATAGGATCGTGCAGGACTTTCTTCTGAGCCTCGTCCCCACCAAGGGGCAGGCAGTAGTAATGAGCATAGGGGCGGCACTTGGGGCGGCTGCATCCTTTCTTTTCGGCGAATGGGGAGAGGGGATGCAGTGGCTCTTTTTGTTTGTCTGCTTGGATTACCTGACCGGGAGTCTCGCCGCCTGGATCGCCGGGCGATATTCATCGGATGCAGGGCTGCGGGGAATCGCCCGGAAACTGGTTGTTTTCCTGATTGTTGCTCTCGCGCATGGGATCGACACGATGGCGGTCGGTCTCGGGCTGCCGTTTGCGCTCAGGGACGTGATGATCTGCGCCCTGGGCTTGAATGAGGTGGTCTCGCTGATCGAGAACATCGACAGATTAGGCTGCGGAGACCTGATCCCCGCCTTCGTCCGTCGCGGACTGCACAGCCTTCAGCGCAAGGCAGAAAAGAAGATCGAAGGAGCCGGTGAAGATGATCAAAAAGAGATTCAGTGACTGGGATGTCGACTGCGCCAAGCCTCTCATCCGCGATTTCGAGGGACTGGTGCTCAAGGCATACAGGTGCCCGGCAGGCGTCTGGACGATCGGCTATGGTCACACGGCTGGCGTGAAGCCGGGGCAGGAGATCGACGAGATCGCTGCCGAGCTGCTCCTCGACGCTGACTTGAAGTTCTTCGCCGTCCAAATGGCTCCGCTCATCAAGGTGCCGGTCACCGAAGGACAGGCCGGGGCTCTCCTGTCATTCGCCTTCAACGAGGGCATCGGCAGCTTCAAGCGATCAACGCTCCTCAGGCTTCTGAACCAGGGCATGTTCGTGAACGCCTCCTATGAGTTCAAAAAATGGAAGTATGCCGCCGGCAGGGAGCTCCCCGGACTCGTCCGCCGGCGGGAAGCAGAGGCTGCGCTTTTCAGGCAGGGCATGTGATGGACTGGAGAATGCTCATCCCGGTGCTGATCTGCGGGATCGCGATCGGCTACCACATCGACAAGGTGATCTCTGACCGCGAGATTGCGGAGCTGAAGGAACAGCACCTCCACCTGGTCGCGGAAATCAACCAAAAAAGCAATGAAGAATATTCCAAGATCCTCGACGAGCTCACGGCAAAGCAGGCAGAGCTCAATCGAGCACTGGGCGAACGTGACAAGGCTCTGTCTGCTGGGCGCGCTGTTCGCTCTAATGCTGAGCGCCTGCGCCGCCAGCTCGCCGCAGCCGCAGACAGTCGTGAAAGTACAAAAATGCCCGCAGGTAACTGTTCCTGCGAGCATGAAAGAACTCAGTTATCCAGCTGCGTCCGACTACTCTCAGAGGGTGTCAGCCTGGCTGGAGAAGGTTCGGAATTTTCTCTCCGGCTTGCGTCCGAGCGCGACGCAGCAGTCTCCCTCCTCAAGTGACTGAACGGCAATCCTACGGCAGGCAGTCCGCAACCTGCTGATTCTTTTCATCTCTCCGATACCCGTCCCGGGCACCACCAAGCTGCGTAAAATCAGGCTTTTCAAGCATTTGCAGGGCTTGATAGCTGTCGTGAACTGTCCAAAACTGGCATAATTTACGGCAAATTTACGGCAGGCATTACGGCAGGGGGATGGGATGGCAACAATCGAACGGCGTCCGAACGGACGCTGGCAGGCGCAGGTCTGCGTGAACGGCAAGCGGCGCGCCAAGACATTCATCCAGAAGGCAGAGGCCAAACGATGGGCTCTGCAGCAGGAGATCGCCTTCCAGTCGGGGGAGACGCTCGTCGAGGCGATCACCCTCGGGGAGCTCATGGACAGGTACGTCAGGGAGCGCGCCGTCCAGAAGCACAACATCAAGTATGACACGGTAAAGGCGAAGTGGGTCGCCAAGACCTCCATCGGGGCGCTTCTGCTTGCCGACCTCACTCCCGATGTTCTGAAGCAGTTCCAGGATGAGCGGCTGGCGGCAATCTCCACTGCAAGCGTCAAGCGCGAGTTCACGCTTCTCCGCTCGGCGCTCAATTATGCCGTCGAGCGCAACTGGCTCCCGTCAAATCCCCTCAGGCAGGTAAAGCCCGCCCGAGACAATCCGCATCGGGAGCGCATCGCAACGCCCGAGGAGATCGAGATGATCTGCGTGGCGGCAGGCTGGGACCGGAAGACCGCGCCCACTACCCAGACGGCGAGAGTGGCTGCGGCGTTCGTGCTGTCATGCCTGACGGGCATGCGGGGCGGCGAGATCCTTCAGATCAGAAGCGAATGGATCGACGGCAGGGTGATCCATCTGCCGGCATCAGCAGCCAAGACGCGCATAGGGCGGGACGTAGCCCTGCAGGCGAAGGCCGTGGAGATCATCGAGGCAGTGCGCTCCCTCGGGCTCGGGGAGCCGATCTGGCAGGTCTCTGACGAGAACCGTGACGCAATCTTCAGGAAGCTCCGCGACCGCTGTGGATTGCGTGATGTGGTGGATTCGGAAGGGAATGTAGTGAAGCAGGGGCTGCACTTCCACGACGCAAGGGCGACTTTCTGCACATGGGCGGCATCGCCCGGAAAGAACGGAGCGCCAAGGCTCGATGTCCTGGCGCTCGCGCGGCAGCTGGGGCACGGTGACCTGCGGATGCTCCAGCGCTATTATCGGCCGTCCGCGGCTCAGCTTGCGGAACGGCTGGATGAGTAATGCCTGGTCATGATTGACATCGCTTCCCGATATCTTCCGATCTCTTCGGAAGAGAACGTTTCTTTCCAGTAAATAAACTTCAGGCGTTCCTGTTCTGTACCCCAATGGACGAGATGGAAACCACCGCATTTGGCCATGTCATGGAACACTTCAGGACGATGGCTCACTGAAAAATTCAGCACAGGCCTCGCATTGGCATGGATCACCTGCGGGACACGAGAATGAGATACGCCACAGAATCTGGCTGCTTCTCTCATCGAGGGGAATACCTGCCCTGTTTCAAGGCACATTACCTGTACTGTCATTTCGTCTTCCTCCCGTCCCGCTGCATCGTCCTCATGAAGTCCGAGACCTGCTGCACGTTCCACCTGGGTGACCTGTCGCCAAGGTAGACGGGCGCCGGAAACCCGGGCAGGGCGATCGCGATCCTGAAGCCCTGCGACTCGGGAGACGAGTAGCCCAGCAGGGCGGCGAGCGCCTGCTTGCCGATCCACGCGAAGGGACTGCTCATCGCTGCGATCATCGCTGTGTCTTTCATGCGCTCCTCCCGTCAATCTCCAGCTCCATCTTCACCATCGCCTCGGGGTGGTCGGCAAGCGACCTGCACCCCTGGGTGACTTCTCCCGGATTCATTTCCTGCCACATGTCCATGATCAGCCCGCAGCACTCGCGGGCCGCCTCCACGTTCTGACGGATCACCGAGCCGTCTTTGGTCCAGTGCGTGTAGGCCGCCCTCAGGAGCGTGTTGGCGGCCTTGATTTCCCGCCGTATGCGGTCCTTCTCCTCAAACTGCCCCGCCGTAGCCCAGCCCTCGATCAGCCCCGTCTTTGCCTGAGCCCAGTCGTGCTCCTCGGACTCTCCCCGCAGGATGATGTCGAAGGGACGGATCAGATGCATGCGGACCGCAAGCTGCCAGTCATCGCCGTCCCAGGACTCACGCCGGAAGAAGAAGTCGTTCATGATGCCGATACCGTGGCTGATCATCCTCGACTTCGGTCGGTACTTTTTACGCGGCCTTTTGCTTCTCGGCATGGAACAGCTCCACAGCATTCAGGCACCGGCGGATCGCGTCCTTCACGTCATCCGACAGCTCCATCCTGATCTCCGAAGCGCCCGGCATTGATGATGCGCGGACGATGAGGAGGCTCTTGCCGCTCGTGCTCAGCTCCACGCTGATCGTGGGCTTCATGCTCAGCTCCATCTCTCTTCCTCCTCGTCAATGGCCGCCCTCAGGATCGCGACCTGCGCTTTCTCGTCGAAGCGCCGGATGCCCCAGAGCAGGTCTTCGATGCGGTCCGCGAACGACGGCGTGCGCTCTTCTTCGCAGGCTCCGTCTTCTCCTGCGGGTCCGGCTGCTGCGGCCTCTGCTGGCTCCTGCGCCTCGACGACAGGCTCTTCATGATCGCTAGCAACCTTGGGCTTAGCATTCTTCTCCTCCATTTCCTTCTCCTCTGTCTTTGGTGTCTTTGGCGGGACAACGCCCAGCGCGTCCCAGTAGAGTTCGTTCCTCGCTTCAAGGATCTCGTCGCATGTGAGCGTCGGATAGTCTCCTAGTGCCTTGTAGACGCGCTTTCCGCCTGCGTCGAAGCGCACGTACAAGTGGTACTTCTCTGTACCCTTCGAGTACTGGCACATGAGTCCTGTGCCGATGCCGTGCAGCGAGGTGATCGTCGGGCCGCACTCGAGGATCTGCTCCTCGAGCTGCTTGCGGGCCCGCTGGTCAATCGGACGCGCCACTGCGTCAGCTGTGGTCATTCGCGGCATGGATCGCCTCCTCCAGTGCGTCAATCGCCTCCCGGTAGTCGTGCTCCATCAGGGCAAGCAGCGCACGGTACAGGCGCAGCCTGCCCTGCTCGGCAAGATCGCCCAGGAAAGAGCGGAAGACCGCCTTGATCTCCACATCGAAGTACTCGTCCAGCCCCGAGGACTGCTGCCTCTTGACGTACCAGATCGCCTTCTGAAGATCCTCGACTTCGCGCCCCTTCCACGGACTCCTGAGGATGTACTTCACGGCGTTCCCGTTGCAGAAGTTCATCTGCTCCGCAAGCTCGATGACCTCGCGCGTGTAGTGCCCCGCGTAGTGGGCGGGATGGTTCACCATGTTCATCACGCAATCCTCACGCTTCTGCCGGGCGCGCCCAGCTTGGCCCCGGGAATGTCCTCGCCCGCCTTCAGCGCGGCCCTGAGCCCCGCCTTGTCGAGCACGGGAGGCTGGGGCTTCCACCACCGGGCGGGGATCTGAGCCTCATCGAGCACCTCAACCGCCGGCGCGGTCTTGCCGACCGTGATCCGCAGCTGCGGTCCCTCGATCTTCCGTATGCCTGCCGCGTCCATCTGGTCGAGCAGGTACTGCTTCAGGCGCTTCGCCTTGTTCTCGATCGCCTTCTGCCGGCGGTACATCTTGTCCTTTGCTTCCTTCACGGCCTCGGCGGTCGCAAGCAGCTCCTCGCAGTACCCAGCGACGGCCGTGGCCTTCTGCTCGAAAGAGAGCTTCAGTCCGTCCAGGCGGGCCGTCATGGCCTCCCATCGGGCCTCGTCAATCACCAGCTCGCCGTCCTCGTTGACCGAGGCCTCGAGCTCGTCCAGTGCCTCACGGATGTCCATGGACATCTCGTAAAGCGTCACGTTGTTTGCCATCCTCTTCACTCCTCAGTACGGTATGTCCTGGTCAAAATCGCAGGACCACTTCGGGCAGTCCCGGCTCTTCTCCATCGCCGGCGTGATCTCGCAGTCCCACTCGTCGCAGTAGTGCTTCCATGTGGCGGGGATCTTCTGCCGGTGCCTGCAGCTCGCGCAGCAGAACTCGGTCCGATTGAAGAACCCCTTCCACGCCAGGAAGTCGGACTTCGTGAGGATCCAGCGATGGAAAGGAGCGCCGGCCTTGGCGACCTCCTCCGCGGGCTCGATCTTCTCGAGCTCAAGGTCGAGGTCGGGGAAGTCCCGCTTCATGTCCTCGACCCGCTCGTAGATCCCGAGCGCGGCATCGATCGCCTGCTGCCGATCCATTACCTGCGCCCCCAGGGGACGGCCTGCTGCGTGCGCTGCTGTACGCGCGGAGCGGCCGTCGTGGTCTGCGCCATCGGCTGGAAATCAAAGATTGTGTTGCTTGCGTCGTAGCCGTTCGCAGGAGGACGAACCCCGACCCTGCCCATGACTCGGGCGCCGATCAGCTGGGTGTCGTCCTGGATCGCCTGGAAGCCTGCGGCGAGGCACAGACGGGCGAACTGCTGCTGGGCGATCAGGCGGGGCTTCTCGCTGGGATGGCCGACGTTATAGTTCATAAAAATTTTCCTGTTCACGTACTGGCCCTCGGTGACCGTGAAGCTGCAGGCGATCATTGGATTGCCGGCGCGGGATTGCTTGAGCTCGCAGTTGGAGACCTCGAGCGGGTAAACGCCCGCGGGGATCGGCTCGAAGGATCCGGTGTTGCCCTGGGAGGCGGCGGCCTGCATGTCAAAGCCGGCGCCGAAGACGCCCTGAAGTGATGTCATTTGTTTGCTCCATTAAGTGCAGTTGAAAAGGCTTCCCACGACAGCGGCATGCGGTCGGGGAGGTTGAAACGGTTTTTCGCGTAGAAGGCTGGCTTCTCCTCGGCGTAGAGATACCGGGCGCCCGAGGAGACTCCCTTGCCTCCAGATGCGGATATCTGGTAATTCGCGAACAGCAGGCAGTCGCACCACTCCCGCAGCAGGCTCGAGGAGCGCTCCTGCAGCTTCGGCATGTATCGGTCGAAGTCAGCGCCCTCGGGGCTCTTGAAGGTCTTCACCTGGGCGTGCCCGAGCACGATCACGGTCATGCCCAGCTCGTCACGCAGGTAGGTGAGTCCGCTCAGGATGTTCTTGAAGACATCGGCGGCAAGCTGGTATCCCTTGCCGTAGGCTGTGTCCTGCGCCGGGAGCCTGTTCAGGTTGTCCCAGATGAGGCGCTCGAGCCAATCGGCAGAGTCGAGGACCACGGTCTTGAATTCGTGCCCGCCCTGTGTGAGCAACTGGATTGCCTCGACCACATCGTTCACGGACTTCGCAAGAGGGAAGCGCGGGACATCAAGGACGCCGATGCCGTCCTCGGTCGGTATGAATATGGGGGACGGAGCGGAGGCGGCGAAGGTTGTCTTGCCGACGCCCTCGACCCCGTACAGGAAGATGGTCGGGGGCTTCGGACGGCTCCCCGTGATGATGCTGTTCAGATCCATTAGAAGCTCCATTCCTCGTTCAGGATGAGTCGATTGCCGGTCCACTGCTGCGCGATCTCGTTTCTTTTTGATGGCGCAGGCAGGAAGTACGCCGTCCCGCCGGACCACTGGCGCAGGCGCTTGCGGATCGGCTTGCCGATAAAGTCCCAGCCGACCCACAGCTCGCCGTCGACCTTCTCGACCGAGTGTTCCTGCACCGTGATGTAGGCTCCATCGTTCTTCAGGCATTCGAAGACCCGGGCGCCCGAGAGCACGATGGCGTTGCGCCCTTCGTCGTAGCGGAAGGAGGGAAGGATCCAGTACTTCAGGTAGCTGCGGTCCGAGGACAGCAGCGTGTTGCCGTCGTTCCAGCTCTTCATGTTCAGATGTCCAGGGAGAAGAGGAAGTAGATCAGGCCGTAGGCTGCGGCCATGGTTGCGATCGTGGCGAGGAAGTCTCGGAAGGTGAAGTCGTTGCTGTTCATTGCAAGTCTCTCAGGTTGGTTAGAGAAGGTTAGCTTTTGTAGCTGAGAGAACTGTAGCAAATTTAGCCTTTGTTGTCAACAGAAGCTAAAGAAAGGGGCGGCTTCTGTTGCCGCCCCGCGGATGAAAAAGGCTAAAAATCAGGGATCAGAGGCCGCCGTCCCCGCTCTTGTTGATCACCCTGCCCAGGATGTAGAGCAAGTCACGCTCCTCGCCCGAGAGCGTCTCGTCAGGATAGCGGGGGTTGTCCGAGCGGATGATGATCGAGCCGTCTGCCTTGCGGTAGAGCCGCTTCAGCTTCAGGTCCCCGCAGAAGCTGATGGCGTAGACGGCCCCGTCCACGATGCGGACATTCTTCGGATCAGGCTCCAGGCGGAAGAGCACCTTGTCCCCGTCGAAGAGCACCGGCTCCATCGAGTCTCCCTCGACCGGCACGACACGGCAGTGCTCCGCGGTCGTGTGCCAGCGCTGGAGGAAGCTCCGGCGGAACAGCAGGGGGCGGCATTCATTCAGTTCCTCCCACGTAGGCTGCGCGTAGCAGGCGCCGGGCGTGGCGTGGAAGGCAAGGCGGTACTCGGGCACGGCGACATATCCCTCCGGGATCTCCTCCCCCTCCTCGGGGACGGGTGCCTGGGCGATGCGCTCCCCCTCCTGCGCCTCGACCCCGTCGCGCAGCCACTCGGGCGACACGCCGAAGTGGGAGCACAGCTTCATCAGGTTGGCGCCCTTCGGCACGGACCGGCCGGAGCACCAGAACTGCACGGCCTGCCTTGAGACGTCGATGGCGTCGGCAAGCTCCCGCTGGGTGATCCCTTCGCGGGACAGCAGCAGATTCAGACGATCGCGCAAGTCCATAACACACCTCCTAAAACTTCAGGGCAGGGATTTATTTTTAACAACAAAAACTAAAAATAGCAAGGGCTTCTTTTTAATGTTCATTGACAACAGAAGCTAAAAAATCTAGAATTGGGCAGGCAACAGAGGCAACAAAACCACAAAGGAGGGCATACAATGCCAGTCAACCCCGTCGACCTCGCCCTGCAGAAGCTGGACTGCACTGCAAGCGAGTTCGCGAAGATGATGGACGTCTCCCCCGCGCTTGTGTCCATGTGGAAGCAGCGCGGCTACATCACGCAGAAGCACCTGATCAAGGCCGTGCAGATCACGGGACTCGACGCCCATCTCCTTAATCCCTATTTCCCGCCCGCACGCCATGGCAGAGCCAAGAAATGAAATCCTCGACGCCGCGCTCCACTACGCCGGCATGGGTCTCTATGTCCTGCCTCTGAAGCCGGGCAAGAAGATCCCCGACTGCCCCCACGGAGTCCACGACGCCAGCAGGAACGAGGAGCAGATCCGGCAGTGGTTCGAGACCCGCCCGGACCGCAACCTCGGGATCGCGCTCAAGCCGTCCCACCTGGTGGTGATCGACATCGACACCCACGGGGGATTCGACGGGCACGACACGATCGACCGGATCGAGGCAGAGTTCGGCTCATGCGACGCCGGATGGATCCAGGAGACGCCGTCGGGAGGAGAGCACCGCTTCTTCATCAACCCCGGCGAAGTCGACCTCGAGGGCAAGTTCTACGAGAAGAGCGGCAACGTCGACCTCAAGTCGGACGGCTATGTGGTCGCGTATCCATCGAGCAGGGACGACTGCTCGGGCCAGCGCTATGAATGGTCATCGGACGGCGATCCCTTCGACGGCGCCCAGATCTCCCCCGTGCCCGGATGGATCCTCCAGCGGTTCTCCCGGAAGAAGTCGGCCCAGCTCCCAAGCGTCGGGAACGACATGGTCGGCAAGGTCAGCGACTACCAGTGGGCAGAGCTTCAGTCGGCCCTGAAGAGCATCTCCGCCGAGGACCGCGACACGTGGCTGCGGGTCGGCTTCGCGCTGCACAGCACGGGACGCCCGGACGCGCGGGCCGTTTGGGACGAATGGTCTGCAGGCTGCGCCTCGAAGTACTCCGACGAGGGGCAGGAGACCGCATGGCGGTCCTTCCGCAACCGCGGATGGGACGGCGTGGGCTTCACCTCCATCTTCTTCAAGGCGAAGGAAGGCGGCTGGAGGGGGATCTCCTCCGA